GGATCCCTCAGCGGCTATTTTCAAACCTTGTAATGTTTCCGCAGCGATTCCGGTTTTGGTGGATGTATCCACCAAATCATTGGTGGCATCTGCTACTTGTTGACCAAATGCCAATAATGCAACACCGGCGCCGGCAATCGCCATTCCAGCATTTTGGGCGCCTTTTGCCATTCCGGAAAACTTTTGTTGGAATGATTTTGCGCTTTTTGTACTTGCTTTTTCAAACTGTTTTAATTCTTTTTCTACCTCATTGATGGCTTTTTTCATTTGATCTTCAGTGATACCCGGAATACGTTTCAAAGCACGTTCCAACGCGCCGATATTCGCGGTATAACTTATTTCAATCGTCTTGTTTACATCAGCCATATCATGCCACCTTTCGAACGATTTTCATATATTCATTCGCCATTTTTTCCGCTACATTTTGCGCTTGTTTTTTCATTGGATCAAATAACAATTTTGAAAAAGCATGTTGACCTTGTCCCAATGGAACCAAACGATTATCCTTTGTTTCGGATAAAAATTCTTTTGATGTTCGAATCATAAAAACATATTGTGCGTTATTGTTTATACTGACTTTCAATCCAATATTTCCACCGGTGATAACCTTCTTTGATTGTATAAAGAACATGTCACGTGAATGTGGTTTATTGGCGATTGATTTGGATCTTCGATGGTTGTATGGCCAATTGCGTTTCGTGTTGTTTAAAATAGGAACCAACGCCATTTTCATTTCAATTTCCAACGGTCTTAACAAATCATTCAAACCATCTTCAAATATTTCCAACGCTGCTGAATTTGATTTGATGGTGTGACCGGATGATGTTTTGATTTCAAATCCCATTGGATCCCTTTCTTATATATTTTTCGCGTTGTTTCAAAAATCGTTCTTTTTTCAATCGGTTTTTTCTTTTCTGAATATTCTTTGGATCCATTCTTGTCAATCGGTAATGGGCTATCAAATCGATTTGTATTTCCTTATCTTGATTTATAAACCACCCAGGCGTTTTATTCCAATCCTTTTCAATGTCCAATATTATTCTTTGGATGGATCCACGGGATCCGATGAAAAATTTTCCCTTTCTTCGACCTCATCATTTGATGGTATTTTGGAACCGGCCAAAACCAAACATTTAGAACCGGCGGTGATAATATCACCCAATGGAACATTGTTTTGCAAAAGCCAATCTTGCATGGTAGCCCCATACATCATTGGATCACAATCTATTGATGAATATTTTGGTGGATGGATTGATGGACATAAAACACCGATTGACGCCGCCGCCAATCTTCCAAATCGCGCACGATTGCCATTTGTGGATGATTGTTCAAACACAATATCCAATAATATGGAAATGCTCTTTGGATATTCAATGTCCACCATTCCGAATTTTCCGAGTTTAATTTGTTGATCTTGCATGTTTCCTCCTTTGCAAGTTAGATATTATTACGGTGTATAGGTAGATCTAACAATACCACCATAACATTCACCGGTTAATGATATGGAATCCGGGTCACCTTCGGATACTTGATATGTTAGTAGACATTTGGATAACGTGGCACGATGCCCAACAACCTCGGCACCAACTGAAGTTTTATCAACATCAAAATCAATATCAACCAAATATTGTTCATATCCATTTCCACCGGTTGATGTATATGATGATGCGTTTCCTGTTTTCATGATAAAATCGATGATAGAATCCGATGATGCATTGGTTAATTCACGCATATGAACCGTAAATGAAAATGATAACACTGGATCATCCGCGGATCTCAATCCAACAATTGTTCCTCTATCACGGATAACAACGCGATCCGCCTTTTCTTCCGTATATGTAAAATCACCATTCTCATATGCGACTTCATACGAATTTGGTGTTGGTGATGTTCCATCTTTGATGAAAATTTTTCCATCGCGACGTACCGCGACACTGGTTGATTCAGCCATAAAGACCTCCAATATATTAATTTATAGGTAGATAATGATATGCATCGTAAAACGATGATGAAAAATAGTATTCGCCACTGTCCGAAATTTCGCGTTGTGCATTGATAAATCGGAAATGGGTATTGTTATATAGATCCGTGTCGGTACGGTCCAAAATTGCTTTGATTATGGATTGTTCTTTGTTCAAAAGGTTATCATAATCGGCATTTTGTGACAATGGCCTAACACGATACGAAAAACGTACCTCAATTTGTGTTGTACATTCCACACCTTCCAACGGTCTTTGACGACCGGACATGGCTGATGTAGCATTGGCACCAACCGCAAACGCCAAATGTGCCACGGTTTGTTGTGTTTTTCCAAACATCAAAATTGGAAATGTAGAACGGCGAAAACCACCACCGGATATTCCGGTTACGGCATCGGCTACATTATCCTGTATATTTGAAACACTGATTGTTGACATTATCGCATCCTACGACGATAAAACGCCCGCGGTGGATCGGATAAATAGATTTGTGAAACTCCACCGGTTCGATCATATGGATCATCCATCACGCCATCTTCATCTTCATCATAACGAAAATTCATTGATGAAAATGATCTTTCAAACGCTCGTTCATGTTCCCGTGCAAGATCCAAATAACGACCTTCACTTTGTCCCAATGCGGAATGAAGCGCCCGCCAAATAATCGACAAACAAAGGTTCAAATGTGGTTCACGTAAAGCATGCGGATCCATAATCAAATAAGGAAGCCGGCCGGCAATACGAATACGATTTAACACTTGAAACCAAGATTCATCAATCCACTTTTGCCAAGATGTTTCCGTGGTTGGAAGCAAATTAGCCAAATCCGGATATAATGTTGTGAGATCAATATCTGATATAACGGGATAAATAGGTGATAAACAAATATATGCCGGTCTTTTAAAGGTATATTGTGTTGAACCAATGGTGATTTTCCACGTTTCCATCCATCCTTCGGATAATGTTGTGGTTTCGGGTACCTGTGACGCTGCAATGGTATATTGTGCCGAACTATCAACTTTGTTCACCAATACATCTTGTAAGATATATTTTCCGGTTTGATCTTGTAAAGAATACAAACCGGATGTAAAATCAATCTTTGCACCGTCGCGGTATACTTCCAAAACAACCAATTGTGTTTTGGCGCGTTGGATCAATTGTGGCGCTCTTATACGTGGCGCGTATGGTGTTGATAATTCGGGCATGATTCAATCCAATTATGCTTTGATAACTACAAACCAATTTGAACCATCGGAAACACACAAACATCCTTCACCGGCGGCGGCCAATGTTGTTTTGGTGGCTCCGTTGTGATCGTTGACATTACAATCTTGTGATGATGCCGAATCGGTTGATATCGCAAAATATGCGCCGTCTTTTGGATCCGGTAATTTTACCGTTCTAGCCGATACACCGTTGGATGTTATGATTTGATACATAGAATCTTTATATGTCAAATCTTTATTGGTTGATGTTAATGTTTCAACATTCACACCATTTTTGTATTGAAAATGTCTAGCTACTTTAAAAGCTTGACTTGAATTATAACTGGCCATTACTATATCCTATTGTTGTGGTTTGATATTCTCTATTTCTTTTTAGAGTCATGACGATTGGCGATTTTTTCCGCTGTTTGTCTTGCCTCCGAGTAATTGATTTTTGGATTTTGTTTGATAATACGTTTTGCCATATTTTGAACAGCTTGGTATTTTTTATCATATTCTGTTTTTTTCATGCTTTCTTCTTTGTCGCTTTGGCAACGGGTTTTTTTGTATTATACAACATATCTTTCGCTTTTTTCATATTTTCCAATTTCTTTTCTTCTATCTCAATTTGTTTTTGTACATGTGGTATATGTCCACGCTGCGCGTTTCTTTCAATCCTTCTTTCCTGACGTTCGATAAATACATCCAAAACATCTGAATCCGGTTGTGGTAAAACACCATCATCCAATAATTGTTTTCGCCATTCATCAAAAGCAACATGATCAAAATTCCATATGACACGATTTCCAATCACTTTTGGCGTGGCCCAAATTTCTTTGTAAATAAAACCACCAAATCGAGATGGAAATCTTTGTTGATATCCAAATTCCAAATCTAGGATTTCAAATCCATTATCCATCATTTGAACACGGGCCATTGTACTATCCGCGCCACGCCCGTTTTGTACCATTCTAACAGCATTGCAGCCCGCTAAATCTTTCAACTGTCGAAATGTTGGAAGCCAATAATATTCACCATCTGCCATCATAACACAATCCCAACAAGACATTGGATGATGCATCAACCAAAACGGATGATTTGGTTTTTCGGGTATTGCTGTTTGTTTGGTGGCTTGGTAGCCGGTCCACGGTTGATTTTGCATGTTTCCTCCTTGCAAAAGTTAAAAATAAATAAATCGGATAGGCCCCAACCATAAAAAGATGGTTGGGGAAAAGGAGGATATCCCCCAACCGATCCGATAATGAAATCAGATATTACGCGTCTGTTTCGATGAGTACACCACGCGCTTGTTCTACGATACCGGCGCCACAATAAGCGGTTCCGATAATCTCGGTTAAACCTTTGGAAGCATCACGTTGATATTCAACAACAATTGGTGTTCCCGCCGGGCGAACTTCACCACCGGCGCCAACCATCGGGGCGGGCGTTCCGATTGCGTACGCAATTGCACCACTTGAGAACATCGCACCTTGTTTGTTTCCACCGGCCTCAGCAACATAAGACGATTTATGTATTTGAACACCTAGAAAATCACCAACATATCCTTGTCCCAACATTTTCAACATGTCATGCGATGCCGGATTAAAAGCGATGGCGTTGGCTGCTTCGTTTCGGATACTTGCCTGAAGATCCGCTACCTGACGGGGATGTAAGACAGCAAATATTTGATTTGGGTTATTTGCCAATTCCAATTGAAATACGGCGTCTAGGAAATCATCAATGGACATATCAACACCGGTTGATCCAACACTTGTTGAAAATGATCCAAATGTCGCCGCTGTCAATTCCATAAATCGAGCCTCAAACGCCCCAACCATCGATTCCGCCAATCTAAACGGTGAAATATCCGCGCCAAGGCCGGATAAATTCGCCAAATCGGTCATATCATATCGTAGTGCTTGACGTGCTACGGTGATTGTTGCGGTTGATGCTTCTAATTGTGATGCTGTTACATCCGCACCATCGGATGCGCTCGCCATCGCTGCGTAACCATCCAAACCAGCAAAACGTAATGTAATCGCATCGGATCCAATGGAAGCAACATCACCGGCAAACAACAAAGCACCGGATTGTCTAATGGATGCATTGTCGGCCAAAAGTGCGCGAACCTCGGCTTCGATCATTGCTGCAAGTCTAAGGCCGCCGCCTTCTAAGCCGGCATAATCTGTATTTATAAGAGCCATTTTTTTATACCTCAAAATGTAAAATGTGAAAAAGTGAAAAAATAAATCCGTGGTTTTCACTGTTAACCGGTGTGACCGTTCCACCATATATAATATATTATGATATATTATCACAATATGATATCATGATATCAAAAAAATCACCTCTTACAAAGGAAAAAAAATGGCTACAAATCTGACATCTGCAAATTCATTTCCATATATTTTTGTTGTTTCCGTTGGTACTACATGGAACGAAATCCAACTTCCAACCGGCGCCAAACGTGTCACCATCGGCGCATCCGCTGCATTATATGTTGGTCAAAACGGCGCATCTGATTCGGGCGCGGTTGGTACGCACAAAGCGTTTGTAACATCCAATAATTATTTGGAATTGGAATTGAAAAACGACACTCAAAGATCAACATCGATTTTTGTAGCTGCTCAAAGTGGAACCGCAAGTGTTTCTATAATATTAGAATAGATATAACATTTCATAGCGTTAAGGAGGAACCATGGCGCGGTTATTATATTCTGATGGAATATCCGAATTAAAACAACTTGACATAACAACACAAATTGATGGTAACACTTCAACATTCACAACTACCGAATCTATTGAACAATCATCATTGCGTGTATACTATAACGGAATACGACAAAGCCCAAATGATATATCATTCAATTCATCAACGTCTTTTTCCCTATCCTTTACGCCACAAATCGGTGATTTTCTATTTATTGATTATGTGGTTGGATAATTTTTTTCTTTCCCTCAAAAATAGGAGTCTCACATGGCTGTACAAATTACCGGATCGCAAATTAAAAACAGCGAAATCGGAACATCAAAATTACAAGATAACGCGATTACATCCGCCAAAATTCTTGATTCTAATATAACATCATCAAAAATTGCTTCAAGCGCAATTACATCGGCAAAAATCGCCACTGGCGCATTGAATAACGCGGCATTTTTCGCAAATAGTGTTATCACCGCTGCAAAAATCGATTTGACCGGAACATTCAATTTTGGATCCGGAACATTACAAGCGGCTAATCCATCAAACGCTTCTGATGTTGCCACAAAAAATTATGTTGATTCTGCGGTTTCATCTGATATTTATTGGAAGGAACCATGCCGTGTTGCTTCAACGGCTAATATTAACCTATCAAGTGCACCGGCGGCCATTGATGGCGTGACACTTGCAAATAATGACCGCGTCTTGGTAAAGGATCAAACAACACAATCACAAAACGGTGTTTATGTTTTTGCTTCCGCTTCTAGTGCTATGACAAGAGCCACCGATGCCGACAGCGCCGCGGAAATCAACGGCGCGGCGGTATTCATCAAAGAAGGTTCAACAAGTGCGGATCAAGGTTTTAATATGAACGCGGAAGTGGTCAATTTTGGCACGGATGCAATTACATGGGTACAATTCACCGGTTTGGGACAAATTACAGCCGGCGATGGATTAACTAAAACCGCTAATCGTCTTGATGTTTCGGTTGGTAATGGTATTCAAATATTGAGTGATGCCGTAGCATTTCGCGCCGGGGCTGCTTTGGATTTTTCCGGTGGTGATGTTGATGTTCAGGTTGATGATTCATCCATCGAAATTAATGGATCTGGAAATCTACAAGTAAAATCAAACGGTATAACATCCGCTATGATCGGATCAAATCAAGTTACTGGAAGTGAAATTGCCGCGTTGGCAGTGTCTACAGCAAATTTAGCCGATTCATCCGTGACATCCGCCAAATTAGGCGCTTCAAGTGTTTCAGCGGTTAAGATTGCTTCAAATGCGGTTACATCGGACAAAATCCAATCAAACGCGGTTACGGAAGCAAAAATAGCTACATCGGTAGCCGGTGACGGTTTATCCGGTGGTAATGGTTCGCCATTGGCCGTTTCTGTTGATGATTCAGGAATTGAAATTGCATCGGATACATTACAATTGAAAAACCTTGGGGTTTCTACGGCAAAATTAGCCGACAATTCCGTTCAAACCGCAAAAATCCAAGATGCAAATGTTACCGGTCCAAAATTGGCCGCCACGGTTGCGGGTAATGGTTTAACACAAAATGGATCCGGAAATTTAGATATCAATGCTGGTGATGGATTACAATTCAGCGGTGATAATCTAACGGTTTCTTTAGGTGCTGGATTGGAAATCCAAGGCGGCGCAATTGATATTGAGGTTGATGATTCTACTTTGGAGGTTAATGTTAGTAATAACGAATTACAATTGAAAAACCTTGGTGTTTCTACCGCAAAATTAGCCGATGCAAGTGTTCAAACCGTGAAAATTGGTGATGATCAAGTGACATTTGCCAAGGTTGGATGGCGCATGTATCAAGAACTATCTACAATATCCGGTGGATCTACAACCACGATTGATTTGGCGCGCGCTTTAGATGCTAATGCTGTGAACGGTGTAATGGTCTACAAAAATGGTTTGGCTTTGTTAAATCAAACCGCTTTGAGCGGATCACCTGGAAACAGTGATGAATTTAGTGTGTCTGCTGATGGTGGCGCGGGATCCGTGGCACGTTTGAGTTTTGGCGCTGCCTTGGCTGATTCGGATTCCATTTTGATTTGGTATTTGACATAATTTTTATTATTTCAAAACAGTAAAATAAAAACCATCCAATCATCGGATGGTTTTTTTATTGGTGATGTATGCAAAAATTAAAAAAAGGATTTTTTTGGATCTTGTTAATGATCTTGTTTTTGTTGATTGTTAAATCATTGTGATATCGGTTGTTTTTTTATTGGTGTAAAATAAATCTTATTATATTGTAAAAAAATACTTGACATCAATATTAGAATATTTTAAATATACTTATAAGCAATGACGCTTAACAATCAACAATAGGAAAAAACAATGACTTTATTATTTAAATACAAAGGATTTTCAATATATCAATCAAATGTAAAAGTCCAATTCGGAAATGGTGAAATCGTTTCATTATTTGAAATCCAAAATGAAAATGGAAATATCATCCATCGCCCATCACAATGGGGTGATTATTGTTATACAAAATCAAAAGCAAAATCAATTATCAATAAATTCTTATCTTACTAACCAATCAACAATAGGAAAAAAACAATGACTACACAAAACATTGAAAAAAAATATATTCTCATTCACTTCTATAACAGCAATCCAATTATCTTGATGGTAAATGATTTCGCAATGGATTATATAATGACCCATTCACACGAAATTGAATCAATGGAATATATTGATCTTGTTATTCCAAACGAATAACATTCCACCAAATCCAATCAAAAGCCATCCAAATCCGGATGGTTTTTTTTATTCTTGAATGGGATTTGATCCCATCGTATCTTCATTCAATTGGTTATCCACTTCTTTCCATTGTCGCAATAACTCACCATAAACACGGTCCTTTGAATATCCCAAATTACGCGCGAAAACAATAGCTATGAATATACCCATCATAAAAATATTGGATGCCGGTTCACCTTGTTGATCAAGATCATACGCATACCACAATAATTTTTTTATATTCGCCTCCATACCTACTTCCGTTTTTTCGTGGTTTTCTTTTTCTTTTTCGGCATCATCATGGATTGTTTTTTTGGTTTTCGTGGCTTTGGTTTTTTTCCAATGGTTTTATAAGATTTTTGCATGGTTTACCCTCAATAGATTTGATTGCTTCCATTAGTATATCATTAAATTCTAAATTCCAATATTCGGAAACCTCATGACAAAGTTTCCATAATCGTTTTGGGCGTGGATTTGATGGCGTATATTTCCAACGGCATAACGTACCGTGATGATATCCAAGATCATGAAAATGTTTCCAACATCCACCCATATATATATCAAAAAATTCTTTCATCCATTCACAATTTCATCCATCGCTTCCAAAATAACATCACGAAATTTTAAATTATATTTAGATGCAACGGCCCGACATACACAAATCAACAAATACATATCCGGATCATTGATCTTGTATTTCCATTTGCGGATGGTGTGACCGGCTACGCCACTGCGTCTTGATATGTTATGTATTTGGCCTTTAAAATATTTATTGTGGAACCGTTCCATCAATATTTGGTGGTTGGTTTGGATCCCGATTGTTTAAACCATGCTTGTCTAATGGCATCACGATTTTGTTTATAAAAATCCGGATCATTTAAACCACGGGATAAGATATCCTTTTGTGTTTCGGTATTATTTGATTGTACGGTTTTCGCATTGGTTTTTGGCGGTGTTTTTGGTTGTGATGTCTCTTTGGTAGTGTCAACATTTTCAACGGGTTTATTTTCCATTTTTGGCGGTTCACTGGTTTGGAAATGTGAACGAAGGAAACTTGGCGCATTTTCCGGATTTTCCTTTAATCCCTTCATCCATTCACCAAATGATTCATCGGTGTTTGATCGTTGATATTGCCATTCTAACGCGTCACGAACATCCGCATCTTGTATGCCTAATTCAGCAATTGCCGCATGTCGTTCATACTTCGTATTGGCGTTTGATAATTCTTCTTTCAACGTGTATATTTGTTCAGTTAGATTATCAACCGTTTTTAATTTTTCACCGGCTTGAATCAAATGTTCATTCATTTCCTCCACTTTGGTTTCCGCTTCGCGCGCACGTTTGGCATATTTGGATATCTTCTCTTGAATCAATCCATCAACATTTTCTTTTGCGATGTATTCAACACCATCAATCATTTTGGTTTCCATTGGTTCCTCCTTGGAATAGTTAAATTAAAAATAAAGCCTTTTGGCGTTGGATTTCACGTATTTTTTCCGCTGCTTCTTCTTCATTCAAATCCGGATATAATTCCATCATTGCATCAATAGGTGCAATCAAATTGGTGGCTAGTTTTTCTTTGATATCGGCGCGTTGTTCCCTTTTTTCTTCCACCGATAAACCGATTCTAGCATAACGTATTTTGTAACCGGACTCAGGTAGATTATAACCCAAAAACCGATTGGCCATCATTGCAGCTAAAGCCAATGTCATTTGATCACCACGTTCAAATGATGGTTTATATCTTGCTTGCGCTTCACGCATTGATTCTTTTGACACGGCTATGGCGTAACCGCTTCGTGGATCCCCTGAAAGTCTTTCGATATCACCGGGGTTTATTCCTGCCATTTGTGCCACTTTGCGTTCATATTGTATAACCGCTTCTAATACGGATGATGGATCACCACCGGGTTGGAATTGTCCAATCATCGGTTGTCCAACATTATCGGGATCTTGGGTAAATACTAAAATAGAAGCGGGATCTGTGGAAATGGCGGCACGTTTGGCGGCGGTGTCCGTGTCTCTTATATTCAATCCTGCCAATTGCAATCCTGCTATGTACCGTTGAGGGAATCCCGTGTCTCGCGTCAAATGCAGCCAGTAGGTATATAGGGCGGCGGCTGTGAGGGAACCATAGACAACCTCGGCATTTTCGAAACTATTAAATAATTTCCCGGTAATTTCAGCATGATAGATCGAGTAGGGAATAACCGGTGAACCATCATCAAATCGGAATGGGTAATTATCACCATCCATTTCATTTTCCAAATATTCCGTGGTCCAATTTTCACCAAATCCACCATCGTTTTTCACTTCCATAATTTTCATTTTTGGATTTTTCATATCACGTAGATCAAATACATCAGCGGTCCAAATCACCTCTTTGGATTGTGGATGGTGTCTTAACCTCAATTCATATAGAAATCGAAGGTGGTTTGGATCACCGGATGATGATTCGCAATAAATCAAATCCGGTGTAACTGGTCTGAATAACAATCCATTAGAATCACTGATATCAACCCGCATGAACATTTCCCGACATCCAATCGTAAACATTTGGAATGATTGCATCATAGCCCATAATCCGGATTTATAAATCAATCCATCATCACCCAAAAATCCTTCCATCTCATTACGTGATGCATCTACACCAATCATTGGTGGTTCATTATACAATGCCGATAATGATTTGGATGTCGCTTTGAATACATTGGATGACATATCACTAACACCCCATGCCGCCCGTCGTTCCCTTGATACGTGGCGCGCCAATTCTGATTCCAAATCGTCTTGCCATTGACCACGCAACATGCGAACACGTAAAGCGTTATGTTCCCAACGTTCATTGGTTTCCATGGAAGGAGCGGCGGGTTTTGGGTTGAAATCTAACATCATAATAATTTCCTTTATCCTATTCTGAAGGATCCATGTATTGGTGATTGATATTTTATATCAATAATTGGTACTACGCTATACCGTAATGCATCAAGGGCATGTTTATGTTCCGAACGTGCATCCATAGAACCACTTTTTTTTAATGTCCACCGACGAAACGAACGAATCAACGTTTCACAACGTGGATGGACCGTAAAACGCTTTTTCATCATTCTATCATGCAATAGTTGACAACCATAATAAACACTCCACCGTGGTTTGTGTGCTGTGTGAATTCTGAATGGCATGGTCCCTTGTGGATATTCCAAAACATGTTCCAATGCGCTACGAAGCATGGCATTTGACATTCTACCGCCATGTCTACCACCGCGATGTGCTATATCACCAGTCCACCGCGTGACCATGTTTGGTGTCAATCCATTACGTGATAACATCCGCAAAATTGCACGGGCATGGGTTTCCGCCATCGATCGTTCATTTTGATTTCCTCCACTGTAATATTCATCGAGTACATATACATGTGGATTATCTGATTCTGTCATGTCGATTGCGCATAAAATAACCGCTTGCGCACCTGGTAATGAACCGTGATCAATACCAATTGAAAATCGATAATCACCATCATTAGGACATGGCGCGTCTGATATCATTTCCTCACTAAAACATTCAAACACCAATCCATCCGGCCGGCCGGCCTCCCATGATCCTTCCAATCGTGCTTGTCGATCCAATGGCAGATATGTATCGGCTATGCGGTCAATATCCTGTTGTGTTAATAAACTTCGACATCCTAATGGTGTTACATTTTCAATATTCAACGCCGCCACAATATCGTGGATTTTTCCATCATCCACCATTTGTTTCAGATATCCGCAATCTTGACCAATTGGTGTCATTGTCATGACCATCCTTCCACGTTTTCGTAATAATCGAGCGGCCAATTCACCAAATATTGAAACGGGCGGCGGTTCATCGATCCAAACCATGTCAACCGTTCCACTAGCTACACCCAATGTTCCTTGGTTGGTTGTTTTGATTCTAACCAAAGAACCATTTTTGAAAGATATTATTGGTGTTTTTCCTTTAAATCCTTTTCCGGGTACATACTCACAACCATCCGCCAATTCAGCCGGTGGAATCAAATCATATATTTTTCCTTGCACGGTTTTTGATTGTTCCCAACTATGGACAATCACCCATATTTCCTTGGGCCCATCCGGTATATTTTTATATGGATGTCTATTCAATGCGTAAAAAATCATTTCCGCGGCGCCGGCTGCCGTTTTTCCCAACTGGTTTCCAGCTCTAAAAAGGGTTATCGGCGCGGTCGATTGTAAGAACGCCAATTGTGGTTTGGTAGGTGTGAACCATGCCAATGGATCCGCGTTGGCGACGTCGCGCATTTTCAACAATGTTTTGGTAATACTGGCGATATTTATGTTCATTTTCCATATTCATTTTTGATATTTTGCGGAATGTCTTTTGAATCAATATTGATTTCATATCCTTGTTTAAGACATAAAACCATTGCAAATTTTTTATGAACATATACATAATGATATGATCCATCATGTAATTCTAATCTACACCAAATTTTTTCATTTTTCATATATCCTCCTAAAGATTTATTTTTAAATTCTTGGATTTTTTGGCACGTTCAAACAATTTTTTATCCGCGGTTTTGGTGGTTTTTCCCTTGGTGATAAAAGAATAAACACGGGCTTTTGCCCATTGTGCTTGAGTTGCCCCGGGTCTATGTCCTACGGCCCATGCTGCTTGTCCCTTCTTATATACCTCACCAATGATTCCTTTTGGAATTCCGGTCACACTTGAAACCGCCTTAACAAACTTATCGTCCGCATCACCGGACCGCATTTTTTTGGATGATGCCAAAATCTTTTCACGCAATCCGGATCTTGTTACTTTCATTGTAGATTTGGATCTCCGTGTTTTTGCTCTTGCATCACCTGGTAATGCTTTGAATGATTTTTTCTTTCCCGTGGCCCGTTTCCTGATTTCCGCTTTTCGACGGGCTGCGGTTGATGATCCCAATGATCCAATATATTTTGTTGGTACCTTTCTAGCCATAAATCACCACGGTATGTTGTTAATTTCTTTTTGGATTTTTCTATATTCTTCTATATCGTCAAGTATACCACTTTTCATGATATACATTCCTATCGTTTCACTGCATTGTGGCACAATGGCATTTCCTAAGGCTTTAATTCTGTCCATCCGATTGGAAATCCCATCATCCACTCTACAAAGCGGGGGTTCAATCGGTGTTCCTTGCCAATAGTTTTTTCCGTGTGTCCTTCCATTTTCGCCGCTTCGACATTCAAACAATCTTTTCTTTTCCATTGGGATGGTGTGCATGGATTGTTTTTCGCTGCGTTCGTGGTTGGTGTTGGAAGGTTCAAATGATAATATATTACATCCTCTATTGAATATGTCCGGCCCCCTTCTATTTTTTTGCCCGTTTTCGGATCTATTGATCGGCTCCATAGTGACTTTCCTTGTTTTGCTAATTCGATCAATCTTTTCCGGCGTTTTGGACTTGAATATTGTTGTTTGGTTGGGGTAGGCAACAAAGAAGATCCTTTCTCTTTTATGCGGCGCGCCTTCATCTGATGCACGTACATCAATCCATTCGACATCATACCCGATTTTGGAAAGCGATGAAATAACGATATCCATTCCTCGTCCTTTTTGGGTGATTGCTGTGACATTTTCAGCGATTGCGATTCGTGGTTGTACCATATCGATGATTCGTAGCATTTCAAACCAAAGACCGGACCGTGCACCATTCGCAATTCCTTTTCCTTTTCCGGCTTGACTAATGTCTTGGCATGGGAATCCTCCGCAAATAATGTCAACAATGTCAATTGTACCATGTTTGATCTCCTTTATATCATCATAGATTGGAACATCGGGCCAATGTTTTTTCAATACCTTTTGAGCAAATGCGTTTTGTTCACACTGCCAAATGGTTTTTGAATTTGGAATTGCACGTTCCAAACCTAGCTCAAAACCACCGATACCACTGAATAATGACCCAATCGTTATTTGTTTATTTGTCATTTGTATTTAACCTGATTACGTTTCCACTTTCATGCGCTTCAATTACTTCCAATAATTCGTGTCGGATGATTGGCGGTAGATTCACAAATGCATCAATCAACAATCGTTTGTGTTCATCCATCGACATTTCACGCAATTCATCGCCGGCCGCTTCAATGTATTCCAACATTTCATTGTGGACCTGTATTTGTAATTTATGAAATGATGGAAGTGAATGAACGACACGCTCAACACGTGCGGTTTCAATGTCGTTTGATATCTCCATCAATTTCATCCGGCGAAATAAAATTGGATCGTCTGGAATATTAGACGATGTTATTTGATTTGGATTGGAATTTTGTACATTGGATTTTTCTTGACTTTTCTTTTTTCCGGTTTTGATGGTTCGCGAAATGGTGGATTTGGAAACACCATATTTTTTTGAAAGTGCATCCATCGAAATATCATCGGTTTGATATTCATGAAGGATTGCGATTTTTTCAGCTGGCGTTAACTGGCGTTTCATTTTGGACATGCAACATCCTGTGATTTGTTCCATTTCATTATAACATATAAAGAGAAATTGTCGCGGTCAACAATA